ACTTTGTGGGAACGCAACACCTGGTTGCTTCATCCGCTTGGCTTCCAACAGACTGGCACACCTGCTGCCGTGTCTTTCACTCAAGCTGAGTTGGCATTAGCCGCACAGTGGGATCGAGTGCTAGACCGTAAGCTCGTACCAATGGCTTACTTAATCACTAACTAAGCTGAAGGCCCCGCGATAATATCAACGGGCCGCTATTTTTGAGGGTGATAAGATGGCACGATCAAAGAAAGTAATCGAAGACCAAGCAGTAATTGAAGTTCAAGCAGAAGCAAAACCAGCAGTAGAAAACCAAGAATTCAAAGCCGGTCAAGCTGTCAGTAGCGCAGAGCTATTGAAGTATTTCGCCGAGCAACGACAGAAGACCAAGGCAGTACCGAAGGCATCTAAGCCGAAAGCCAAAGTTAAAAAGGTTCAGGCTTTAGCCGATGATTAACACGGCACCGATGGGCGGAAATGGCGGGATTCCTGCCGACTTCTCATCTTATCCGTACATTGGGCAGCGGCGCATCAAAACGAGCGCAGACAGTGCAATGGTTGAAGCTGCGCTAAATGATACCTTGTTCACGGTAAGCGGATCTTATGCGGTGTTAGACGGCGAAAGCTTGTCTTTTAACCTGTACCCAGCCTCTGACCTTATTGTGCGGGCTGTTTCGGTTGATGGTGACTATCAGATACTGGCGTACAATGACCATGCGACAGGATCGGCAGATGGTATCTTTACAGCCATATCTGTAAACCTGATTGCTGATGATATATCGCCGACTCAAGGTCAGCTGTTTTACAACTCGACGGCCGCTGGTAGCGTGTTTTTTTCCGGTTCTGGATCTATAATGCCTGCCGCAGTAGCTGGCTATGGTGACAAGCCGAGCTTTCTTGTGCCAAATAATACAGGTGCAACAAAGACAATCAGAATCACCATTACATTTGAAGAGATAGGCCCGCGTGAACCATTGTTTGGCCTGACTTCTTCAACCTTATTGCAGCCAACCACGGAAATGTCGAACTATGGCTAGACAAACAATACCTCAGTCCGGCTTGTGGTCGGCAATAACAAACCTATTTAATGCCAACTTTACCGAGCTTTATACTAAGCAAGCGTCAGGGATTTATGATTATCAGGATTTGGCTACAGCGACCACGCCGATTAGCCTAACAACTCCCGACACTTGGTATACTCTAACAAATGACGGCTTAGGACCGAACACAAACACCACTCACGCTCTTTCTAGCGTTGCGGACGTTTGGGATTCCTCGATTGATTCGTTTGATTTTAGCGGACTAGACTTGGGTGATAGTGTCGATATACGAATGAGTATTGACGTTATCAGCGGAACAAATAACCAAGACTTTGATGTCTCCCTGTTCGTTAATGATGGCGGTGGCGGTCAATATACTTTGCCTTTCATTTCGCAGCAGTCGTTTAAGACTCCGGGCACTAAGTCGCTAATTCGGTTTAATAGCATATACATTGGCGACGATAACACGCGAAACAATCCGGCTCGGTTTAAGATAAAGTCTAGTGCAGCAGGTTCTGTCATCGTCATTGGTTGGTATTGCCGCGTTATTAAGAGGATTCCGTAATGGCTATTATTGTCGAAGATGGCTCTATTGTTGCCGGTGCAAATAGCTATGTTTCAGAGCTCACACTAACCGAATACGCAGCAGCCCGAGGCATTACGATCACGGGTGCAACCGAGGCGCTATTGATTAACGCAATGGATTACATCGAATCACAGATGTTTATCGGCGTAAAGAAAACAGCAGCTCAGGGCCTTCAATGGCCACGCTCTAACGTCTACGTCGATGGCTACTACATTGAGCCAACCACCCTGCCCTTTCAGCTTAGATCGGCACAGATGACCGCAGCCTTGGCAATGGATGCCGGCAATGGCCCTCTAACTGTAATGACACCTGGCATCAAAAAGGAAAAGGTAGACGTAATCGAAATCGAATACCAAGACGGCGGCTTAACCAGCAACCTTGATCCGAAGATAAATGCCATACTCAAAAAGTTATTGGTTGGTGGTGGCGGCGTTAGCAACTTCAACGTGGTTCGTGCCTGATGGCGAACTATAGCAAGCTGCGTGAGACGGCCGCTAAGCTCATTAAAGCCAATGGTAAGGCAATCACACTGACTAGAACTGTGCAGGGCGCCTACAACCCCGCTACGGGCGGCACAACCGATACTGCGACCACTGTAATCGGTAACGGTGTGCTGCTGCGTTATTCTAATCGAGATATAGACGGCACGAACGTTTTGTCTAGTGACCGCAAGATGATCTACGCAGGCCAAGTGCCCGAAGTGAATGATCGTTACAATTTGGAGCGGATAGTGTCTATTGAAACGCTAGACCCTGATGAATCCGGCGCGCTTATGTTCACCTGCCAGTTAAGGAAATAGAATGGGAGCTTATAGCGATATAATCGGCGCAATAGAGACCAAGCTCGCGGCATTCGCTACGGCTAAGACCTATCCAATGGCATGGCCTGGGGTGAGCTTTACGCCTACGGCTGAGCCTTATCTGATGGGTTCATTCATACCCGCAGAGACTAATGACGTGGGCCTTGCTGTTGGCTCGGCAAATAGTTACTCGGGTATTTATCAGGTGGACGTAAGAATACCGAAGGGCACCGGTACAGCCGTTTCGCGCACTATGGTCGACAACCTGCTAACTGAGTTTTCGCGCGGGTCTATTTACTCCGGCGTCATTACGGAGAAGTCTTGGGCTAGTGGTTCATTCGATGTAGACGAGTCGTGGTACTCTGTGCCCGTCTCTATTCGATACAGGTCGATAGTATGAGCACCATTAGCATAAACTTTGCCAGCGATCTAAAGAAGTGGGCAAAGAAGACCGAGCAAGGCCTAGATCATGTTGTTAAAACAGCACTGGTTGAACTAAGTACCGAGATAATCAAACGCACGCCAGTTGGTGACCCTACATTCTGGAAAACTAGGCCACCTGTAGGATATATAGGCGGCGCAGCTAGGGGTAACTGGTTTGCCTCAACTGATCAGCCCGTAATGACCTACAATAAAGCAAAAATCGATAAGACCGGACGCGATGCAATTGCTTTGGCCACCAAAGAGTCAGCAAAGGCCGCTGGTAAGGTTTACTATCTAACAAATAACTTGCCGTATATTCGGCGAATAGAATACGAGGCTTGGGCTTATGCGGCCCCTGCCGGTATGGTTCGGGTCTCGGTTGCTGACTTCCAAGACGCTTTAACAAATGCTGTCAAAAGCCTATAATCTACAAATCTAAACGAGGATTTAAAAATGTCTGATGTAATCACGTCCCAAAGCACAGTATATTCTGTCTCCGCAGCTTCACCTGCGACCTATGATGCCGCCGGATTTGGTGCGCTTACATTCACATCGGTTTCAGAAGTAACCGAGCTCGGCGAATATGGCCCTACGTTTGAAGTCGTTACGCACACGCCTTTGGCCACTGGTCGAACCGTTAAGCGCAAGGGCACCGTTAATGATGGCGCTCTGACTATGCAATTGGGCCGAGTGCCTACTGATGCCGGTCAGGTTCTGATCATTTCTGGCGTAGATGGCGCGAATAAAGATACCGTTTACTCGCATCAAGTGACGTTGCAAGATGGCACCATTCAATACTTTACTGGCCAGATCTTTAGCTATACAACAAACGTAGGCGGATCTAACCAGATCGTCGGCGCTTCTGTTACTGTTGAACTAGATAACGCCATCATCGAGGTTTAATTAAGTGAAGCTATCAGACTTTAACTTGAGCGCTAAAGCCGAGAATGGCTTTACGTTCAATCTCTTACATCCGGTAGATAAATCAGAATTAGACGCATCTGTAACGGTGCGCGGTTCTGACTCTGCCACTTATCGCAACGCCTTTGCCGCAATATTTAAGGGCTTGTCTAAAGACAGTTCTGACGCTGAGATGCTGAAGGCTGGCGCGCAACTCTTGGCCGCTGCAACCGTTGGATGGAGTAACATTACCGACGAAAAGGGTAATGAGATAAAGTTCAGCATGGATAAAGCGGTTGAAATCTATTCCGACATTGGTTTCGATTGGATCGTTAATCAAGTCAAAGAGGCAGTTGAAAAGCGCAACAATTTTTTTTTAATGCCGCAGAAAGCTTAACTCTATACGCGCAGCACTTGGCGTGGCTCCACGCAGTACCTGAAAAGCAAAAGGAATCAAGGATGATTTCTCAAGCAGGAACCCAATTTGTAAACATGCCGCCATGCGATGGTTTCAACTATTTGCTTGAGTGGTTTTTTGAGTTAGGACTAGTCTTTACCTTTCCAGACATTGGAGCATGGTCAACAATGACGAACACAAATCTATCCCCGTTCGAAGTTACCACGCTCAGATCAATGTCTAACGCGTACCAAGGCTTTTCAAACAAAGCCATCAAGCGCGACTGTAATGCCCCGTATTTTAACGATACGCGAACACCTGAAGAACGAAACAAACAAATCGCTACCAAATTCCGAAACATCGCAAAACAAAAAGGCGCGTAGATTATGCCAACTGATATTTATACTCTAGGCATAAAAGCCGACACCACCGACATTAGAAAAGCAGATGCCGACCTTGATGCCTTGGCAAAATCCGCGTCAGGAACTGAGCAAAGCGTAAAGCGTTTTACCGGCTCTGTCGGGCAACTTGGCACGACACTAAAGCAAGTATCAGCCGGCACTGTCAATCTTGAGAAAACAGCAGGAAAGCTTGGCGGTAGCATGTCAAAGCTCGGCGGCGCTTTTAAGCTGCAAAAAGGCTCGGCCCAGCAGTTAGGCTACCAGCTCCAAGATGTCGCGGTACAGGCTCAGATGGGCGTCAGTGCGTTTACGATACTTGGCCAGCAGGGTTCACAGTTGGCTATGGTGCTCGGGCCACAAGGTGCCTTGATTGGTGCTGCGATAGCTATCGGTGCTGCGCTTGGTGGTGTTATGCACAAAGCCATAACCGGCACTGGCAAAGACTTGGATGACTTGGTAGAAAGGATTGGCAATGCCACTGATGGCTTTAGGGAAATGGCCTCTGTTCAACGGATGGCTGTTGCTCAAGATAGAGAGTTAGGCCGCTTGCAGGCAATCGCAGCAATGGAAGCGCTTAAAGAAAAGGTAGACGCTGCAAAAGAAGGGCTAGAAACTCTTAACAACACGTTTTTCTACTTTACGCGAAGTGATAATCAGAAAGGCATAGACTTAACGAGTAAGCAGATTGAGCGGCAGTCCGCCGAGGTAGTTAGGCTGGCGGCGGAATATAAAACAGCAAGCGAAGAGATGAATGAATTTAACGATCTAACAAAGGAGATGTTATCGGGCGAGGGTGTAGGGTCATCAAAAACCAATGAGCCTAATCGCGCAGAACGAGAAGGCGCACTTTTAAACGCTCTATTTAGCGAGCAACAAGGCTTTAGAGAGGAGCAGCAAGCGGCTGAAAGCGCGCTGCTTAACGCACTGCTACAAGAAAAAATAGATTTCGCGGCAGCCGAACGTGAAATGGATGAGAAGCAAAGGGTTTCGGATCGCATTTGGCTTGCAGAAAAGCGCAACCAACGTGAGAACGCATTAGCCGGCGAACTCCAAGCTATCGCAGACTTTTATGGCAATGTCGAAGAGCTCAGGCATGCAGATAACATGGCAAATGG